TGCGGAGCTCAACGAAGACGGAGATGCGTCGTCCCAGAAAGATGAAGCCCCTCCCGCTAACGATGAGACCAGTATAGCTGCCGACAGTGTTACTGATGTTGCACCTCAGCCTGACCCCGTCGAGCAGGGTAAAGGCGACCAAGACGAAGACTACGAGCAGAAGTGGAAGACTCTTCAGGGCATGTACAATGCTGATATTGGGCGGCTTACCGCTCAAAATCAGGAGTTAAGCGAACGGTTACAGCAGATGGAGCAACTTATTTCTACGATGCAGGCGGCTCCTACGCCAACGCCGGAACCTGAGAAAACCAGTACCCTTACCGAAGACGAGGTAGAGGAGTATGGGGAGTCTATTGATATTATGCGCAAGGTTAGCAAGGAGGTTGCTGCTGATTATCAGCGGCAGATTACAGACCTCCAGAATACTGTTAGCCAGCTGCAGGGCTCTGTTGTCCCGCGTGTGGAGCAACTTGCTAGTCAGCAAGCACATAGTATTGAGCAAATCTTTTGGTCGGATTTGCAGGCTGCTGTGCCTAATTGGCGGGAGATTAACGACAACAAAGACTTCCAAGATTGGTTGTTGGTTGTTGACCCCCTCACTAATATGGCCCGGCAAGCATACCTTGATGACGCCCAGCGTGCTATGGACGCCACTCGGGTAGCGAGTTTCTTTACGTCTTGGCAACAGGCTAGTGGTACGGACCAAGCTCGGCCTAATCGGAACGCCTCTTCTGAGCTTACAAAGCAAGTTGCTCCCGGCAAGAGCCGCAACAGCGGCACTCCTATGGGCGGCGAAGCTAAGACCTACACTCCGCAGGACATTACTGATTTTTTCAGAGGTGTTCGGGATGGTAAGTTTGTGGGTAGGGAAGATGAGCGTAACGCTACTGAGCGCGACATTTTCGCAGCGCAACGCGAAGGTCGTATTGTCAACGCGTAGTTAAAGGAGCCATGAAATGGCATTCGCTACCTCCCCGGGCCATCCGGCCTATACTGGCAATTTCATCCCAGAAATCTGGGCTGGAAAGCTGATCGAAAACTTCTATGACGCTACCGTGCTGGCCTTCATCGCCAATACGGACTACGAGGGTGAGATCAAAGCCCACGGTGATACGGTCAACATCCGTACGACTCCCGAGATCACCATCAATAACTATGTAAAGGGCCAGACTCTGACTGTCGAGAACCCCGACAAACCAAAACTGCAGCTGCTCATCGACAAGGGCAAGTACTTTGCTTGTGTCGAGGACGATGTCGATCAAGTTCAGTCGGACATTAATATGATGGATGCATGGTCTAAAGATGCTTCCGAGCAGATGAAGATCGTCATCGACCAAGATGTTCTCGGCAATATCGCTACTGACGTTCCTTCTACCAATAAAGGTCTGACGGCTGGCGAGCAGACACTCGCTATTGACCTTGGTGTCACTGGTACGCCGAATGCCCTAACTACCTCCAACGTTCTTGCTGAAATCATCAACCACGGTACGGTTCTTGATGAAGCGAATGTTCCGGAACAGGATCGCTGGATGCTCATTCCTGCTAAGATGGCTGGTTTGATTAAACAGTCCGACCTGAAAGATGCGTCTATCACCGGCGACGGTTCTTCGCCGCTGCGTAATGGTCGTCTGGGCATGATTGACCGCTTCACGGTTTACGTGAGTCACAACATCCCGCTGTCCGCGACTGGCGCTGCTGGTGAGTTCACCATCTTCTCTGGTCACAAGAAGGCGCTGACCTTTGCTTCGCAGATGACCAATATGGAAACTCTGCGGGCCGAGTCTACCTTCGGGGACATCATTCGTGGTCTGCAGGTCTACGGCTATAAGGTTGTGAAACCTGAAGCTATCACTGCTGGCATCATCACCATCGCGTAAGCCAAAGGAGCTTTAGATATGGTTGCATACACTGACACTGTTGGTTTTAATAAGGGGTCGGCTGCGAGCACGGCTTCTACCAACAACCGGGTTTACCTTCAGCAGGTGGATTTGGACTTCCCCGCTATCGTTGCTGCTCGCTTGGCTGCAGGTCTTACAGCTTTAGCTGCTAATGACTCGTTGGCGGTACTGCACATCCCAGCCAAGACACTTATCTTGGCGGTTGGTATTGATGTTACGACTGCTGAAACTACGGCTAGTACCATTGATATCGGCTACACTGGCGGTGATGTGGACGCTTGGATTGATGGCTTCGATCCTACGTCTGTTGGCAGCGCGGTTGGTCTTGGTACGCTTATGACTACTGCAGCTGCTACTAACTACCACCACACCGCCGACACCCTCGATATGTTGTTCCTAACGGCACTTCAGGATACGTCGGTGATGCGCGTGTGGGCTGTTATGGTTGATTGTTCGTAATCGGTCGGGCGGGGGGCCCCGGCCCCCCTCCTCTCCCTTAATAGGAGGCTGTAATGGCTAATAAAGCTGTACAGGGGCGTTGGTTGCGGCACAAGAAAGACGGTACGATTTACCCGTATCTCGTCGCCATGGCGAATAACCCTGCTGTAGAAGAAGTTTCAGAGAAGGAAGCCTTCCCTGAGCGCTTCATGACGAAGAAACAAAAAACTCGCAAAACTAAACTTGACCTGTCTACTGATGGTTTATCGGTAGCGAAGGCCAAGACGCCTAAAACAAAGACCAAACCTGCCCTATCTGCTGATGCTGCTAAGGGTCTCGGTAAAGGTAAGAAGAAGTGATCCTGAATGACGTAATTACTGACGTACGTCGTATCGTCCAAGACGAAACTACGACCTATCGGTATAGTGATGCGTTCCTTCTCGGCATGGGTAATCAGGCGCTAAAGCGTATCCAGCTTCTGCGGCCTGATCTTTTTGCTTATGTCAGCACAATGACATGTACGCAAGGTGAGGTAATTCAGGCAGCTCCGTCTGACTCTCTGCGTATCATTGAAGTTTATTCCATCGTCGGGGGTGCGGGTCTGGTTGAGGCTGAGCGTGAAGTTCTCGACCAGACCTTACCGACATGGGTTAATGATACTGAAGGTGCTGCTGTTAATTGGATGCGGCATGTGCGTAACCCTAACAAGTTTTTTATCTACCCACAGGCACCTGCAGCACAGGTGCTTAATATCGAGTACTCGCAGGTGCCACCGACGTACGATGGAACTACGACTATAGCGCTTCTTCCGGATGCGTATTTCTCCGTTGTTGTGGACTGCATGGTGTGGTTAGTTGAGTCTGTTGATAACGAGCATGTAACAAGTGGGCGGGCTAAGATGTTCAAGGAGTCGTTTACAGAGGCCTTGGGTGTCTCCAAAGGATCACTTCCAGTAACTGATACCGAAGATGCTGGGTTGGACCCGATTAAGGTGGAGGTTGTCTAATGGCCACACGGCTTTTTTCCGACCTCGTCAACCGCATCGCGGCTAATGCGCCCGGTGCACCGCAGCCCGTTATCATTTCTCATATACGGGATGCAGCTATCGAAACGTGCGAGAGGACGCTAGGATGGCGCTACGAGCAGGCTACGATTACCCTGACTGCCGGTACATACGCTGAGTCTTTCCTGCCTCCTGACGCCAATACAGAGGTTCAGGCGATACTTACAGCGTCGATTAACGGTAACGACCTACCGGCTAAGACCATTGAGGGTATACATCAGCTGTATCCTAAGTATCCTTCTAGCGTCGCAGCTGAGCGCACTACTCCACAATATGTTACGCAGGTTGACCCAGACACGTTTTATCTAGTTCCAGTCCCAATCAACAGCACAGATACCGTTGAGATGTTTCTCGCACTTAAACCTATTCGGTCGGCTACTGGGATGGACAAGACGGCAATGGATGCAATGGAGACTGTTATTGTACATGGTGCGCTTCAAAGTCTACTAACGATGCCAGAGACTACTTGGAGCGACACAGAACTAGCGGCATACCACGCAAAGCAGTATACGTATAAGACAGCAGCACATCGCGCTAATGTTACTGTGGGTGCAGGGCGGTCAACCTTAACAGCTAGATCACCATCGTGGGTTTAGGGAGATAGTCGATGGCACAAGCCTTATTTACTAATAATGCCTTTAGCCTGCTAGCTAGTGGGATTAGTGATGTTGATACATCCCTTTCAGTTACTGGTGGTGACGGAGCGTTGTTCCCCAACCCCACAGGTGGCGACTATTTCTACGCTACGCTGATTGACACCTCTAATAATTTGGAGATCGTGAAGTGTACAGCACGTTCTACGGATACCCTCACCATTGTGCGGGGGGCAGAGAGTACTACAGCCCAAGCATTCGTCGCTGGTGACCGTATAGAGCTTCGTGTGACTGCTGCTGGTCTTGGAGAGACAGTAACGGCTGCTGCAGCCTCTGCTGCGGCTGCTGCTGCAGACCTCGTTCTAACCAATGCTGATGTAGTTACGACCAATGCTGATGTTGTTTTAACTAATGCTGATGTTGTTTTAACTAATGCTGATGTAGTTACGACCAATGCTGACGCAGCTACGACAACTGCTGATGTTGCTTTGACTAATGCTGATGCTGCTTCTACTGCTGCTGATGTTACCTCGACCAATGCTGATGCTGCTTCCACTGCTGCCGATGCTGCGACTGCTGCTGCAGAAGCATCAGCTGCAATGCCTAAATTTACATTCTCGACTACGACAGCGATGGCTGACCCGGGGGTGGGGGTATTGCGGTACAATAACGCAACAGTTGCCAATGTAACGGCTATTGCTATTGACGACCAGACTGCGGATACAGGCAATCCGGATATAGCCTC